CCGTAAATTGACACCTTCTCACCTTCGACCCACAGCAACCGGCCCAACTGAGCCTTTGTCGCGCCCGGAACATCAACTCCGGCTCCGCGCAGCGCATTCTTAAACGCTGTGGCAAGGTGCGCCAGCAGCGTCGGCGCTGATTCATCTGGAATTGTATAAGGTGCTGATCGAAATTCTTTTAACGGCTCATGCTTTAGGCTTGTCGCCTTTTGTGCCGCTGTTTTTCGACCTTTAGGGAAAAGCAATTCGTATTTTGCTTTCTCACTCATCCGGTTAAGGATTAACGGGGTCCGTCCAAGAATACAAAAATCAACGCGATTGGTTGAAATCTCTACTACTTCAATAGACGCTTCTTGCTTAGCCATTTTATGTCTCCATGCCGTGCTCTAGCCCGGCTTTGATAACACCCTACATTATGTAGGGATTAACGCGATAGTGGACCATTGGTCCTAATGCGTCAACAGGTTTTTACAACCGCCTACACATTAAAACAATCTCTCTATTCCTTTCGCGAGGCACAATCACGCTTTCAATATCATAAACAGCGTTAGGACTGGATGCGCCATCAATAATCTTGTCGTATGGCTTAACACGCGCAACAGTAGCGTCATATCTGATCCGTATGCGTGTCGATACGTCTGCGTTTTCACCAGATGCGTCTAAATACTCACGCCCATTCAAAGGCTCAAGGCTTGCCCGCCTCGTGACCAGCGTAGTCCATGTATCAACCGGCTGGCCCATAACGTCCTGCACCTTAGATTGGCGCTGTATGGTTACAGTCCGTCTGAGATTACCGATTCGCATATTGAATGTGTGGCTGTATTAGCGCGTCGAAAGTTTCGTTTTTATACAAGTTGATCTCTGAAGACTTGCCCCGATTCTCGTACAGGTCAGCAACTAAAAATAGAATCACGCTTTTAATGTCTTCAGGTATGCCCGAAACAACATCAATAGGAGAGTTTAGCTCGTACTCACCAGACCAAACGTCAGCCCAAACTGCGTTATCTACGTTTCGAGCTTGCGGCCAGACCTGATTGTAAGCCGTGTAAACCTCTTGGGCTGGAATATCCACTGTGTAAACGCTGCTGCTCAATGTCTGTGTAGCCCCGTCTATATCCGTGTACTGGATCTGCTCAACCTCCTGGACCTTGTACGGCTCAAGCTTGAAAGCGGAAAACCCCGGCATATACAGACGCCACTTTTGCCGTACCAACACCCGGTCACAACGCGCCTCGAGGTGCTGCCTAGCAGCAACGATCAACTGGTAAATCCGATAATCGTCCTCAACGTGCTCAACTATCAAGTGCTCTTTAGCCTCATCGAGACTGACCGGCTCAAGCGTTGGTTTAGTTATTAGGGATTTTAACAATGTCAGTCCTCTTGAAACATTTGATAGCCGTTTCCCGGCTACAGTTTATAACTTCCACACCTTCGCGCTTTAAATCAGCGGCCAAAACATTTAAAGAAGAAAGCCACGCTTTGTAATCATGCCCCGCTCGTAACGGCTGCGGATGATCGCCAAAGAAGTGCGTATTCCCGCCGTAATCATAGCCAAGCAGTAAAATTGTCGTCGCGCCCATGTTATAGGCCAAGTGTATAGCCTGATAACCTGAGTTAGATCCGTAGGTAATGCGGTCAGGATCGCCGCTCAAGCCGTCTTTATTGCTGCCGCGCACGTAGTTTAAATCAAATGCGTCTATAGCTTTGCTGTGTTGGTCGCCTGGGTCCGCATCCGGTAGCGTAGTCCAGCACTCGCCTTTAAATTCTTTCTGTACAGTCTCGCCATGATGCAGCCACCACTTGCCATCACAGGCGTACAGGTAGTCAGCCCACGGTGCTAGTCGGTAGCTGTCGTTGACTGCGATTGCTTTCTGGGCCTTCCCTTGGGCTTGGTCACAGTCCTCTCTTGTGAGGCTGGGGCCGCTTGCGATGCAGACAAAGACTTTTTTTCTACAGCAGTCTCCACCTTCACCAAATCAACAACACCCGCCTCAACTAAATGATGGGCCAGTGCTGGGTCAATGTCGCGCACCTCACCTTTTCGTGGTGTAGGAAAAGCGCCATTTATAAAACTGTCGTTAACTACTCTAACTTGCATGTAATCCCCTAAAGTGAGGGGGCCGAAGCCCCCTCGTATAGCTTTACGCTACTGAGAACGAACCGCCAACCAGACCGGCCGCCCGGTAGATCGTCAAAGCAAGGCGCTCCTCGGCCAGTATTGTGACCATGTTCTTGACGAAATTATCGGAATTCAACCCGATTTCAACGCTGGCATCTTCACGATCCCACAACTGACAAGCCATATCGAACGCGCCCACGAGGAACGTGCCAGAAGTCAGGCTATTGGTCATCACTACAGGCAAGCCCCAAAGTGCAGGCGCAGCCGCAGATTGTGGGTTAGCAAACAAGTAACGGCCTTGAGTATCTTTCGACAACTCAATGTCAGACCAGTCCGCGCTATTCAAGACAATTGCGTTAGGCATGTACTCGGAAGCGTGACACTGTGCGATAGCATCGCGCAGCACGTCCAGCTTAGTCGTATATGACAACGGAGAGTCCATCGTGTACGCGGTGCGGTTTGTGTAAACACCGGGCAGCTCGCCATTAGAACCCGTACCCAAAAGAATTTGAGTATCTTCTTTCAGTTTCAGGCCATAGGTCAGGCGAGAGTTGATGTAGCTTTGCAGCATGGGTGAGTCAGAGATGACCTGCTTAGACACTGGTATCCAGTGGGCTAAGGTAGTTACCGCAGCAGTCGCCAGTGTGAAGGTGATAGCACTTTCGGGCTTGGTCACATTCTCAAACGCTTCTGGGCTTCCACCAACTTGAGGGCCTGCTGAATTGGTGAACACGTTTTCTTTCGCGTACTCAATCAGATTGCTCTCAGTTCGGCCAACAGCCATAACGTCCCGCATCCGAAGGACACGGTTAGGCTCGTGGATGATCCCACCCAGACGGTCAGCAGGTACTAACGGCTGGTTTTGACCAGTTGCGTTAATGATTGCCGCTTTGACATCAATACGGGCCTTTTCACGCGCACCGTCTTGGAATGCTTTAAACGCTTCACTGTCTGCAACATGCTTGCCCAGGTCGAAAGTGTTGCTTTTCTGTGTATGGGAGGCATCAGCTAACTTTTGCTCCATATCAGAGCAGCGGTCAGTCATCACAATTACTTGCTCAGACAGCTTTTCAACTGCGCTTTTGACTTCAACGGTTTGCTCGCCGCTTTCCTTGATTTGGCCGTTAGCCACCTCAATGTGCTTTTCAAGCAATTCCTGAGTCTTCAGCAAGTCTGCCTCAAACTCCTTTAGCTCAATGATTTCACTAGACATTATTTGTCTTCCTTATTAATAAGCTGCTCTAAATGGCTCAGCTTGGATTTTCTATTTTCGATGCGCTCGTAAACGCTCAGTTTTTGTTTCAACTGGGTTAATTCGTCTTCCAGAGTACCTACGTCACGCAGGCATATTTCTTTGAACTGGCTACACAGTTTTTTAGCCACTGAACGAGAACAGCCTACGTCACGCAGGGCATACTCGAAGTCTTGTACCGATTTAACATCGTCAAATATGTCCTCATACTTAACAACGTCAATACGGGCTGAATCTTCTGCGGGCATGGATACAATCGAACCCTCCCGCAGATCAATCTTGAAAAGGTCAGAACCGCCGTGGTCATTCGCTTTGAAGTCCACCGCACGATAACCAATAGAAAGCCCGGTCATGGCGCCGTGCTTCATAGCGGCGTAAACCTGCTGAGATTCTGAGTTGCCTTTAGTCAACTCACCAACAACGCGCAAACCCGCGTCATCTTCAACCATTGACTTCCAAACACCTACCGGGACACTCATTGCTTGATGATTTAGCAACATAGGCGGCATCCGCTTACGGTCAGTAAGGGTATCCACGTAAGCGCCTTTAAATATCGTGTCCCCGTATGAGTCCACACTACCGAACGTCGATAGATAGCCCTCAAACGAGCCATCATCGTCCTTTGAAAATTTAAGGTCGCATTCGTTTAAATCTAAGCTCTTTGACTTCATTCAAGCCACCTCGTCCATAATCATTAATAAAATATCAGTCATCGCTTCGTCTTCTCGTCTGGCCTGCGCCCGTAAAACCTCAGCCCTAGCAGTAGCCAGTGAG